AGAGAAGCCTCGTGCTCAATGGAAAATATAAGGAGTTTGATGTTTGGCGGTCGGCTTACTCTTACTTCTACCCCAAATGTCGAGGATACATTGATAAATCTACACACGAACGTGCTTATAGCTACCGAACTTATGATACAGCGCGGCGTCTATTCCCGTCCTGTGAAACAACGTTCGCGTTGGCGAAAGAAGTAGCTACATTTGTTTATCTGTTTCATCTGAATAAGTCGTCTTATTGTTTGGAATTGTTTGATAGTGGTGCTTTGCATGAGCAGCGGCAACTTTATGACCTTTGTCGGTATTTCTATGATGCAGAAGTAGTTAACTATCCATTGGATAGTATCGAATTTGATAGGTATGCCCATCGTGTTTACGGTGAATTGCTTCTTTCCAAGCATTTCTTATACACTGTTTGTGATAAACCTACCTTGTCGGAGCAAAAACGTAAGCTTAGGCTTATTGAAGATTTTTATAGTCAGTTGGATTACATGCACCTTACTGATTTCTTCGAGTCTCAAAAGCTTTTCTTTGAAAATGAAGATTTCTACGGTGACGGTGATTTATTGTCTGACGAATGGGAAAACACTATCTATCCTTACTTTTACGATAACTTCCGTACTGATATGGAATTGTATAAGAAGACACCCGTTTATTCTCAATATTCTACACAGGTATCTAAACTATTTAATGACCGTATCAAACATAAGAAACTGAATGATTTAAATAAGATATTCATCGATGAAAATAAATAGTATTAACCTTTAATTGTGTTGTTATGGCAAATATTATGTCTCTCAAAAGTCTTAGGAATAAGACTTCCCGAAATGGTTTCGACCTTTCGTTTAAGAAAAATTTCACTGCTAAAGCTGGCGAGCTTCTTCCCGTTATGGTAAAAGAGGTACTCCCTGGCGATAGTTTTAAAATCAATCTTAAGTCCTTTACCCGTACACAACCCGTTAATACGGCTGCATTCGCCCGTATGCGTGAATATTACGATTTCTATTTTGTGCCTTATGATTTGCTTTGGAACAAGGCAGGTACAGCATTGACACAAATGTATGACAATCCGCAACATGCTGTTTCGCTTGACCCTACTAAGAATTTTGTTTTGAATGGCGATATGCCCTATTGTACTACGGAAGATATATCTTTTTATCTTTCTAATTTGCTTCGTAAACCGACTAGTTCATTTCCGGTTAACAATTATTTTGGTTATTCTCGTGCTTCTTGCTCTGCAAAACTTTTGGAGTATTTGGGTTATGGTAATTTTTATACTTATGTTAATGGTGAAGCTCCGGATTGGCAAGACTCCCCTCGTATTGCTAATTTGGAATTGAATTTGTTCGGACTTTTGGCATATCAAAAGATATATGCCGATTATTATCGTGATAGTCAATGGGAACGTATTTCGCCATCTACTTTTAATGTTGACTATCTTTCCGGTGACAATATGAAAGTAGATTTTTTATCGGATGTTTTTATGCAGAATTACAACTTTTTCGATTTGCGTTATTGTAATTGGCAGAAAGATTTGTTTCACGGTGTTTTACCCCGTCAACAGTATGGTGATGTTGCTACGGTTTCTTATCCGTCTGCCGTTTCTAATCTTGGTGCTGCTACTTTGACGAATGGTACTCTTCGTGAATTTCAAGGAGACCAAGACCCTACCTTTAAGTCTGCTACTGTTGGTAATATTACGTTGACTGACCCCGTTTCTATTTCTGCATTTTCTATTCTTGCACTTCGTCAAGCTGAATTTTTGCAAAAATGGAAAGAGATTACACAATCTGGTAATAAGGACTATAAAGACCAGATAGAAAAACATTGGGGTGTTTCTGCAGGTGATGCCCTTTCGGAAATGTGTACTTATCTTGGTGGTATCAGTTCGAGCCTTGATATTAACGAGGTTGTAAATACAAATATTACAGGTGATAATGCTGCCGATATTGCAGGTAAAGGCACAGGTGTTTCCGGTGGTTCTATCAATTTTAATGCTGGTGCTAAGTATGGACTTATTATGTGCATCTATCATTGTTTGCCTATGTTGGATTATACTACTGATTTTGTAGATACAGCTTTTACTAAGATTAATGCGGCTGATTATGCTATCCCCGAATTTGACCGTGTCGGTATGCAGGCTGTTCCGCTTATTCACATGATGAACCCTTTGGCATCTGAAATTAAAATTAGTAACCCTGAATCTCTTATTCTTGGTTATGCTCCCCGCTATATTGATTATAAAACCTCTTTTGATGTCTCTGTAGGTGCTTTTAAGGATACCTTAAAAAATTGGGTTATCTCTTATGGTAATCAGTCATTAATCAATCAGTTAGGTTATGAAGACCCTACCGGCTCGCCTGTTCCGTCTTTAGGTGATGTCAATTATACCATGTTTAAGGTAAATCCAAACAGTTTGAACCCATTGTTTGCCGTTGCTGTTAACAGTGAATTGTCTACAGACCAATTTTTGTGTAGTTCATTCTTTGACGTTAAGGTAGTCCGCAATCTTGATACGGATGGCTTGCCTTATTAGTGTATAAAATCATACATATTTTATACAAAATCGTACATATTTACTAATTTATAAAGATATTTTACTATGTGGTGTGTAAAACGTAGATTAGAACCTTTTGAAGTTCCCGTTTCTTTGACGTCTGCCCGTTCTTGTGAACTTATTCAGAGTGAATTCCTTGAAAGAACGCCCGTTAATGAGTTTATGTTTCAGGAAAATGAGTGTTCCGGTAGTAAATCTGTCCGTATTACTTCGGATATTTATATGCTATTCAACCAACAACGTTTAGACCGTATGAGCCGTGAACGTTTGGTTGCTTACTTTGATAATGTTTCTGTGAGCGAACCTAAAATGCGCGAATTACGCTCTAAGTTGAGCGACGACCAACTGTGTAGTTTTGTGAAATCGAGATTTATACAATCGCCTTCCGAGTTGATGGCGTGGTCTCAATATCTGATGAGTTCGCAAGATGAGGTGATAGCAGCCGCTGCTGCCGAACAGCAGACCGAACAACCCGCCCCGTATCAGGTAGACCCGACTCAAGAACCCTAAATATATTTTTTTCCTTTTCTTTCGAGACGTGCAAAAAAGCAATGCAGGGAAAAAATATACGTTTGGCGTTCTGTAGTAAAAATTGTTAAATGTGCGTGTGCGTTTACGCGCGCGTATATTTAACGATTTTTGGTGCAGGTTGATAAACGGATATTTTAGCCCTACTTTATCTTTGCACATCTTGAGAGATAAGGAAAAATTTATAACTCCGTGAGCGCGGGAGCGCGAACACCGCTCTGTCATCTCGGATGACGCCGGAATGCATAGCGTAACGGAGTGAAGCGCGTTAGGGATAGGAGCGAGTATGCCCGCAGGGCATTTGTTTGAGCGGATAGCCCGACCCTTTAGGGTAACGCCCAAATAAAAATAAAAATCAAAAATCTTATGTTGAACGAAAAATTTATACAATTATGGCAACTGCTGCAATGACTGGTGTCGTTGGTTCTGCCATCGGTGCAGGTGCATCACTTATTGGCGGTGCTGGTGCAACTGCCGCGCAAAACGCTGCAAATAAAGAGATTGCACAAATGAACAACGCATTTAATGAAAAAATGTTTGACAAACAAGTTGCTTACAATAAGGAAATGTATCAGCAACAACTCGGCGACCAATGGAAATTTTATAATGATGCAAAGGATAATTCTTGGAAGCTTGTTGAAAATCAACAACAATTTCAAACGGATATGTGGAATAAGAACAATGAGTATAACTCGGCTTCTGCCCAACGTGAGCGCCTTGAAGCTGCCGGACTTAATCCCTACATGATGATGAATGGCGGTTCTGCCGGAACTGCCCAAACAATGTCCGGTTTTGCTGGTGCTGCCCCATCTGGTGGCGCTCCATCTGGACAAGGTGTCACACCGCCTACTGCTACCCCCTACTCTGCTGACTATTCCGGTATCACTGCCGGACTTGGTCGCGCTATTGACGTGCTGTCTTCTATGCCCGACCGTAAGGTAAAAGAAGCACAAGCGGATAACCTGCGTATCGAGGGTAAATATATTGCCGGAAAAGCTATGGCGCAGATACTTCAAATGAAGACGGAAGCCAAAACGAAAGAAGCCCGCTTAGCTTTGGATAAGCTTATCGCTGATTTCGATAACAATCTGAAAGTATCGAACATGGCTGTTAATGAACAGAATATTGCGGAAAGTAAGGCGCGTACACAATTGGCTGTTACTGAAAATCTCATGCGCCAGCAAGAACTATCTTTCTTGCCTCAGGCTCAAAAACTCCAGCTTGCACAAGGTGCTGCCGATATTGCGTTCCGGTATTCACAGAAGAATTTGACGGATAAGCAAGCACGGCATGAAGTTGAAAAACTCGCGGAAACGGTTGTCCGTGCAAACGGTCAAGCTTTGCAAAATCAATTCGATGCGGAAAGCTATCGCGACCGTGTTACTTCTGTTCGTGTTGCTTTGTGGAATGCTGTTAATGATGGTTTGCCGCGTGATATTGGTGACCACATGTTTGGTAAAAAATTCCAATATGATAAGTTTAGCGATTATTAATAATTGTATTATCTTTGCTCTGGACTTTAAATAATATAATTATGCTATTTGGTGGTATTTTTGGAATACTACAACTTATTTTGTTTGGTATTCTCTTTGTGTTGGTTTGTCGCTTATTGATTGCTGTTACTCGTTATTTCAATCGTAAGTGA